CATGTCGGTCTTGCCACCTTTGGCAAACTTGGTTTTGGGTTTGCCGGGATGCAGCTTTCCCTCGTGCGTATGCACCATGTTTGCAATCATCTTCTTGTCCTGCTTTTTGTCTGCCTTGTCCATATCAACTCCTAAGTTACTGTAACTGAACCAAGTTCTAATGCTGCTACCAAGTAATTTGGTGTCAGCCCATTATCGTTTGCCCTAGACCCGCCCACGGGGTTCCAGTTCCACTGAAATACTCGGCTTCCTTCGCCTGAGTAGCCGTCCACCAGCAAGCCCGAAGCGTAGTAGCTCAAATCTCTGCGCGGCTCCCGCACTCCTTGTGGATCATCTACCGGGTACATCCCCAACTGTAACTGAGGTTGATCTGGTGTCCAGCAGGTTGGGCACACTAGCAAGTTGTAAGTTTTGGTCTTGACAACTTCTTTCTTCAGTTCCTTCAGCTTGTAGCGGAACCCGCAGCGGTCACATTCCGCTATCGAATTCTTACCGGATGAAAACCTGTTGCCCATGTCTAGCCTAGGAACATTTGTCGGGGCACAAATCGAACTGAGGCTTTCTCACGGTCCTCATCCTGCGCCAACTGCCATGCCTCATCATATTGCATCTTCAATACCTGCAGCCGCTCCATTCCGTTGGGTATCTTGAGTGCCAAATAGTAGGCTAACCCTGCCGCTACGCACGGAATAAACCTGAACGGCACATCCATCGTATCCGAGCCGTCCCCAGCGTTTTGGTTCCTACGCAACCGCCAGTACACAAAGGTATAGGTCTGGGAGCCATCAGGCGTGGGCCATACGCTGATTGCAGGGGGATTTGATACATACACGGCTGTACCCGTTGTATGCGTGGCTGCGGTGGTGTTAGCCTGCCCTCTGGAACATGCGGTCAGGACATTGCCTACGATGTAACCGTAATAGATGATCTCGCTGTCTACCTTGATGTAACCAGCAGCAGCTAGTCCTATGACAGAATCCAAAGTGATCGTGGTGGCTGTGGCAGTCACTGCACCACTAAGTGCTAGGGTTGTGGCGGAAGTTTGACCCGAGTTGCGCTGGATCATCACCTGAATGGGTCTAGCTTGCGTCAGCTTGTTAGGCAACGTAGCGTAGGTACTGACGCTAATACGTGTGATGGTCAGGTCAGATTGATTAGAAGTTGAGTTGGCATTTGTGCGGATGACATGCTCAAGCAAGTCTACGGTGTCCACCGGCAGAGCGTATGTGTTCAAACCCTGAGTCAGGGTAAACGATCCCTGCTCAATCGTCCACATGTTGATGCCCCGGTTGGCCCAGTCAGCAAACATGATGTTGAGTGACCGACGCGCTGTACGCATGTCATAGCCCGTGCGAAGTTCAGAGCCTGCGCGTTCAAACGCATCCTCAATGACCTCACTCAAGTCCATGTCAAAGTTAGCAACGCCCGAAGTTGTCATTATCTAAATCCTGCGGTTTTCTTTGCTATGCCCTTGGGTTGGGCTACGAATTGTTTTCCAGCAGCTTTACCTGCTCTCTTGGCCTTGGTTGTCGCTGCATACTCAGCAGGGCTAAGACTTTTGATAGCCGCCTCTGGCAAATACCGCTCCCCCGTCTTACTCGACGGTTTACCAGACTTGGTGCGCCATTTCTGGTCACCCCAATCCTTCAAAGACTGCTGCGGTGCTTTCAATCTTTGTACCCGCCGCCTGCGGCCTTGTATCGTTTAGCCATAACTTGTGCTTTTCTCGCGCTCCATTGCCCCGCGCCTGTGCCAGCGGTGGCCTCTGCCTTTACGGCATTAAAAATCCGTTTACGCAGACCCGGCTTGGTGTAGTTTCCCGCTTCGTTGACCTTTGACTTTACAGCCCCACCCTCTTTGTACTGCGTGAAGTCCGTGTTGTCACGGCGTGCCGTTTTCTTGGCCTTTGGCATCTTGGAGGGGTTGATGTCCCCCATGCCACGAGAGGCTCTCATTTAGCACATCTTTCCACGGGTCTTACCCCGCTGGGCGATACCATCAGCACGGGATGAGACTGAACCGCCAGAAGCAAAGGACTCGTCGCCGCGCATTTTTGGCTTGTAATCGGTGCCCATGCCTTTGAATGGACCTTTCATATCAGAATTGGAAATTTGCATGGCGCTACGGGGTTCTTTTACGGACTTACTGGTTCCGTACATACCTTTCCCTGATGTAGCTAACTTAGCCTCGTATGCGGAATTACGATCTTGCAAAGACTGATATTTTGGTTTTGCTACAACATTTTTGCCACGCCCCTCAGTGGAGAATGCTTTTTCAGTTGCAGATGGCGTCGATTTTGCCAAATCAGTAGTGTATTTTTTCCCATTAAACTCAAAAGTCTTGCTGCCAGCAGCCTTAGCTTCTGTAAATGCCGCTTTAAAACTATTGGGTTTTGAAAACCTATCAGGCTTTGCAAACGTCCTAGATGTCTCATCAGACTCAGGTACATAAGGGTCTCCCTCTTTTTCAGGCAAGATTCTTAACAACCGCGCATGGGCACTTTCTGGCGTAACTAATTCTTCAGCTTCGCCACCGTCTGCAAATTTACGTGTTTTCATACCATTCTCCTTAGCAGGCCATGCCGCCGCTTTTCATCTTGATCTGCTTGGCTTTGGTCTTGCCTTTGGAAGCAACGCCGTCAGCCGAACGGACGAACCCGCCGGTTGCCATCTTCTTCATGGCAGAGTCCTTCATCATCTTGCCATCAGGCATCTTGTGCTTGCCTTCTTTTTTCTTGGCAATCATTGCCATGAAACCGGAGTTCATTTTTGTAGCCATATCACCACCTCGTTTAAAAGATTTGCCTTTGTCGGCGTTACTAAAATCCTTACCCACGGACTGTGGGACACCTACTTTTTTGGCAAAGCCCGGATTGTGGGCTATTGCCTCCATAAACCTGTGCTGCTTTTTGCTGGAGCTTGGCATTTAACACATCCGACCTTTAGTCTTACCGCGCTGGGCTATGCCGTCACCACGGGATGATGCGGAGACTGAACCACCTTTAGCTTTTGCAACGGGTTTATTGGCACGCATTCTTTCTCTCATTGCTTTTATGGTTGGGTCATCATCAATGCCGGGGGTAACGCTATTTTTAAGAGCCTCTAATTGGTCTTTAGCTGTTTGCCGTCTTTGGTCAAAAACATCTTTGGTTACAACCTCATTGTTGTGGTTATAGACAGGGTTCCCTGCCGCGTCTTCTGTAACCCTAAAAATATTGTCCATAATATTCTCCTAGCATTTCCATCTTGCAAGAGCCGCCGCCTTGCGGGTTGGTTTACCCTTCTCGTCTTTCATCGGCCCCGGCATGCCGCTCATCCGGGCGCAGAACGAGTCCTTGCGTGGGCCACCTTGGGGCTGTGGAGCCTTGAGGTTGCTGCCGGTTGCTGCGTTGTACTTAGCTCTACCCTTGGCAGTCAGTCCAGCCCCCTTGGAGATCGGTAGCTTCTCGCCCCGACCAACAGAGAGAACCGGGCCTTTCTTCTTAGCCATAAAACACCGAGAGGCTGGTTAACGAGCCAACGCTTAGCGTCAAATACAAACCTGTACTTGCTAAAATACCTTCGCCGGGGACGAGGACATACGTAGAGTTAGCTACCGTTTGGCTTGTAATGTCCATCGTGAACAAGACTTCGCCCGTGGCGCTACCATCACGAATTTCTAATGTGCAAGCAGTGCTTACGGCTGGCGTAACAATGAAGCCTTTTAGCCGTGTACGCCCTGCATAATATGACCCAGCGGTACTGCGGTGCGCTGACTTAACGTCGGTTTGCATCATAATTAATCTCCTGTAAAACGGGGGCCGAAGCCCCCAAGATCAATTAAGCAGACGCTGGGAACTGCAAACCAGTAGAGTCGGCAACCACGTACATGATTGTGTACTGCACAGTACCTGCGGTCACCGCTGCAACAGTTGGAGTCATTGTGGCAACCACTTTAACGTCTGTAGCGCCGATACCAATACCGTTGGGGGATGTAGTAGAAGCTGCACCACACCATGCGCCCAATTTAGCAGCGGCATTGCTGACGGCTGCACGACCCGCAGTAGTTACGTCAGTAGCAGCCCAATACAAAGCGGCGGTAGTGCCGTCGCCAATGGACACGTTTGCGGCAGTTGAACCTGTAAATGCGACAGTGGTGTCGATCAGGATGTCAACGATTTGAGCGCCAGCAGGCAGTACGCAGATGGTGTCGGTAGTCGCGGAAGCGGCCTGACCTGTGTAGTTTTTCTTGAATGTTTGCGAGACAACGGTTGCACCGCAGTTCTCAATATTACCAACCGTTGTGCCCGTTGTGTTGCGGACAGTACCGAGCAGCCAAGGGCCGAGGTGAGTTGCGAATCCCATGATGTCATTCCTTCATGCGTTAAGGTGTATCAATCTTGCATGTAAGTCAGCCGGGACTGTTTGATACACCGGAAAGCCCGGAGTAAGAGCAATATATCAGGAATTGGTGGGGGGTGCAAGAAGCTTGTTGGATTTCTTCAGATTTTCTTCTTGGGTGGTCACGCGTAAGTTCCAAGGGACATGGAGCCCACAAACAGTCTCACCTTGTAGTGGGATGATGTGGTCTACAACGTACTGTTCGCCAGTGGTCTGGGTCATAGTGATGGCAACCTGATAAAGCTGCCGGATTTCCAATTTTTGCTTCCGCGTAATCCAAGGTGGGGTGGCGTCACGAAACCGACGACGGCGAAAACTTGTAAGCGTTTTGTATAGGTCGGGGTTACTTTGCTTGTACTTACTCTTGTACGCTTGTTTTTCTGCTGTGGGTCGCGCTTGTGCGCGGGCAATGACTTGCGCACGGTTTTTTTCGTAATACCGCTGTTTAGCCTCTTCCCCCGCATCTGACTTGTTGTACTGCCTGAAATACTCAACGCGAATGGTGTTGCCGCGCTCCCATTCAACCTTTAAGCACTCAATGCACGCGCCTTTGGTTTTGCGGGGGGCTATGTGCCCGTGCTTGCACGGCTCTCCCGTAAAGTAGTACTTAGCTTCGGTGGCTTTGGCTTCGGAGCGGGTTTTAGGTAGTTTGGTAGTGTCCATGATGTTTCCTATGTTACGACACAGGTAATGTAGCACAGTTTTAACCGAGCCGCAATAGGCAAAGAAAAAGGGAGCCGAAGCTCCCTTTTTTGTAGCAACCAACCTAGGCTGGCTGCGGGTTTGCTTAGGACGAACCCGGAGAACCGAAAACTCCAAGCGGATCCGACCATCCAAAGCTGTAGCGTTCGCGGGACTTGTACCTCACGTTACCGGTATCAAAATCCCCATCCATTGAGTTTGCCAAAGGCGAACGCACAAAGTGCTTCAGACCGTTAGGCACGTCAGTGGTCAGATACCAACCAGTGGTGTCGGTCAAGAAGTGGTTGATCGCATAGCCTTCAGGGATTGAACCGTTGCTCTTCAACGCATTGATATCGTTGTCGGTAGTGCCAACACGCAGGCTGGTTTCCAACAGACGGGTAGCAACGAATTGCAGAGCCGGGGGAACAATCATCTTTTTGGGCTTGGCAGCGATCAGCAAACCACGCTCATCCGTCCAAGCAGCGATCTGAATGACGGCGGCTTCCAAAGAAGTCTCGTTCAAATCAGCGCCAACTGAGGGGCGGTTAGAGTTGGTACCACCGTTGACCAGCGGGTGGGCAGTGGAAAACAAAGCAACGCCGTCGCCACCGGGGTAAGCCGCAGAGAAACCGTTGTTGATAACGGCAGCGCCCTTGACTTGCTTGGTGTACGCCATCGCACGAGCCAGACCCTTGGTGTAACGAGCAGACAGCGAGTCATACAAGTTATCTTCCACGGCCTCTTCAGTGATGGAGAAGCCTAGAGCAATGGTTTCGTGGTTGTAGCGAGTCGTCCATGCTTCCTGTGCGTTGTCATAAGCGATGGCAGAACCCTCGTTTTTGACTGGTGCAGCAGAGAAACCGGACAGCTTGGTTTCCTCTTCAAACGAACGCTCAGAAGATTCCACTTCGTAGAGTTCTTTGTGCTCCTCGCCGTAGCGAGAATACTCAAGGCCAAACAAGGCATTGAGGCCGGGGAGCAGTTCTTTAAGTAGTTGTGCGCGTGAAATAGCCATGATTTATGCTCCTTAAGCAATGCTGGTGGCAGCGTAATACTGATGCTGACCAAAGTTAATCTTGACCAGAATTTCCGGGTACTGCATCAACACAATAGTCGTGTTAAGTGTAGCAACAGGAGCTTGATTCAAAATAAACGAAGTAGCGCCAGCGGCAGCGGCGGTGTCAACAAACGAACCCGAAGAAACGTATTGGCCGTTTGAGTCCAGCGATCCAACATCAGTACCAACTGGCAATGCAAACGGCAGGGCCGAGCAAGTGACAGTAGCAGTAGAAATGCTGGTATACGTTACAGTTCCAAGCGTAACAGCCGTATCAGTCACCAAGCCAAGCACGCGAACGGGCAGGGCTGCGGTGGTAGCAGGCGTATCACTTGGGGCCAAGATTGCGTTCTTGGAATTGCCAGTTGCAGTGCTGCCGGTGTTGTTGATCATAGCCAGATTCTGGCCGATCATAGCGCGAGCGCCAGAAGCAACAGCAGTAGTAGCAGAGCAAACAACACCCTTAAACACTTGGTCAGGATCATCAGCAACAATAGCTACCATATCGCCAGAAGCCGTATTCGCAGGGTAGTACTGCGAGAAGGTCAACTGCTTGGTAAGCGGGTTGGTATAACGGCAACCCAAAAAGATGCCGGTTTGATTGCCTGCCGTGCCGGTAGACACAGACAGACGCACAACTTCACCACGAGACAACCCTACGTAATCACCGTAGAAGATTGCTGTGCCGTAGTTGTTAGTCATGGGGTACTCACGAGTAGAACCCGCAAATACCTGACCTCCGATCAAATTGATCGGTTTTAGCCCGTAGGGGCTATCAATAACGGGATAAGCCATTTAAGACTCCTTAAAAATTAAGAACCAGAACCAAACGTCACTTTTGTCGATTTTTCTGAAAATTTCGACATCCGTGGATCGTTATCTCGAAGAAAATTATTGTCTACTGACTCCATCTGAGCTTTGTTCTGATTAGCGTAATAAGCAGAACGCTGTTTCAGAAACTCTTCCGGAATACGGCAAAGCAATAGTCCGCCTACTTCGACGTTGCCTTTAAAACGTCCTTCAGTAGAAGCGTGCACCAATAGCTCAGGATAGTCCTCTGCCTTGCAGGGCTCATACCCCTCGCGTAACTTAGCAGAAGTATTACTTGGATCAGCTTGTCCCATCATGCTAATACGAATCCAGCGATGATCCCAACCCGGACGTTTATCCGGCGATGGCAGCGTTTCTGGAGGACGCCAAGCAGTAGGGCGTGTAAAAAATTCACGACCATCCAGTTCACGAACCAGACGATTTTGAGTTTTGTCCAAAGTCTTTTCCATTTTTAACCTCTATTAAGTAAAGCAACCTGTTTCGCGTATTGTTCTGGGGTCACCCCAAGTCGCCGGGCAATGGCTACTTCGGATGCCTTTAACCGAATACGGTTAGGTGGTGTGCTGCGGGTAGCTGGAGCTACAACCGAAGCTGGTTTTGTTGCACGGACGGGGGTGTAATCCTCCTCCGGTTCAGAAACTTTTTTGGAAGGAGTTTCATCATCCTCATGGCTCTGGGAGTCCGAAAAACTCTCAGGAAAACGCTTTCGCATTGTTTTGTCAATGGTCTCAAAGTAGTCTTTGGAACCAATATAGTCAGCACCATACTGCCTTTGTAGCTTTCTGTCAAGTCCTGATGCTGCAGCAGTCATTTCTTCGTCTTTGCCCCACCAGTCTGAGTTGTCTTCTAGCCACTTAGCAGTACGTGGTGCAAGTTGCGGCGGAGCGTTTTGCGGTTGCTCCGGTATAAACCTATTGGTTTCGGCTGGGATAGGCTGCATATTCTCAGCCTTGTCCAATCTCAACGTAGCTTTGGCAATTCTGGTCTGCGCTGCAGCAATAAGGTCAGGGTCCCCAGCCTCATAGGCTTCTTTGTAC